GAGCAGCGTGAAAAAGAAACTGCTGACAGATGGAAGCGAATGAACCAGCTAACTTATGCACAGCGTATTTCCATACTGGACGTACACAAGTGGCTTGATGAAGTGCTTGACACTGCCTTACACCCTTGCATGGGCGGCATCAAAGCTGTTACTGCCTATGACCTGCAAGAATTGTCTGATGCAAAGGATAGGCTACGCAATGAATTTAACATAGACATCCGTGAACACGGTTGACATTTGCTAGAATATAATATATAACAGAGTATCAATTAACGATAGGAGAATAATTATGCTAGAATATATCCCAGAACACCTCGACTTCAATGTTGAGTTTGAGCCAACTAAAGTTGACGATAAGAAGTATGTCATCAACGGTGACACTGGTGACTACATTGGTATCGTAGGCAACGGCTTCACCTGTGCATCACATGGTGACTTCTTCCGCAATGTCATGGACACTACGACACAAACACTGTCCGACTACGACATGGAAGGTGCTAAGATAAACTGGCGCAGCGCACACAAAGATGGCTGGGCTATGATGGACATGACCTTGCCCAACGTGACTGCCAAGATTGCCACTGACAAGCACGAGACTACGTTAATGAAGCGTATCATTGCGCTGCATGGTGTCAACGGCACTTGTTCTAACACCACTATCTTTGGTGCTATCGACTTTTTCTGTCTCAATGGGCAGATCACAGGCGATCACAACAAAGTTATGCGTAAGAACACCAGCAACTTTAGCCTCGACAGGTTCATCACTGAACTGCACAAGTCACAACAGGACTTCACTGCACAGGCAGAACAGATGCAACGCTGGGCTAACACAAGCCTGATGCACGTTGATGTTAAGGCTATGCTTGAGGGCATTATGAAGTCTGACCGTAAGTCAGAGAAGATGTATGGCTTATACAATCAAGAGGTAGCCACACGTGGACGCAATCTGTGGTCACTGTACTCAGCCTTTACTAACTATGCTACCTATGCAGATGAACGTAATGGCTTTGCCCTGCGTAACACTGGCAGTGACACACAGTCCAAGTCTCTGTTCATGCGTGAGATTGAGGTGGCTAATTGGGTTGGTACACCACAATTCAAGTCACTTGAGTTGGCAGCATAATGAAACTAAAACAGGTAGCCAATGAATACTATTCTTCCCACGATTACAAGAACTTGCGGGATGAAACTAAAGCACACTATCAATACTGCTTGACCAATGCATTGGCTACTTCTGTTGAGGGGGTAGTCATTGGCGAGGTGGATGTCACTAAGATGTCCACCAAGCAAGCTAAGTTATCGTATGACCTGTGGTGTGATCGTGGTATCTCGACTGCGAATCACATCATGGCTGTCACCAGAATCATATTTAATTACGCGGTAAGAATGGAACACTGTAATATCAATCCTTTCGCTACGGTGCGTAGGAGAGCCACACAGCCGCGTAAGGTTGTATGGACGAAGGGAGATGTCAAAAAACTGCTAGACGCTGCGTACAGTGATTTTAGCACTCGTAACATAGGTTTGATTGCTCACATGGCATACGAATGGTGTCAGCGAGTAGGTGACATGAGACTACTGACGTGGGATATGTTAAATTTTGAGACTAAACGTGTCGTGATACAGCAGTCGAAGCGAAATGCACAGGTAGAGTTACCCATTGATGATGATTTGCTTGATATGCTGATACAACAAGAGGAAGAATTTGGATTTCAGCAATATGTAGCACCCAAACCTAACCCATTTAAGGGTGCGTATCATCCTTATACAATGTATAAGCTTCCGTTGTACGCACGTAAGCTGATGGATGAAGCGGGTTTATCCAAGGAATTACGCCTGTCTGATCTAAGACGCACAGGTGTTACAGAAATGGTGGATGCAGAGGTAGGTATAGGACAAATCATGTCGGTTACAGGACACGCTAACCCACAATCTGTAAAGCCGTATCTAAAAAATACATACATCAGTGCTAATAATGCATTGACAGCACGTAAGAACTCGTGATATAAGCATTCAACTGCCGCAAAGGAAAGTGATATTACATGAATAATATATATAACATAGTAAGTGATTTAGGTCTTAGTAATGGTGAGACTAAAAGAATGAACTGTCCTAACTGTAAAGGATACAAAACATTTACAGCTACCAATAACATGGGCAGTCTCGTATGGAATTGCTACAAGGTATCTTGTAGGGTATCAGGCGGTACACGTGTTCATCTATCTGTAGAGGATATAAAGGCTGGCTTTGCTGGTGCAGAAGATTTTGCTATGGGTACATTTGAGTTACCCACGTACATCATACCACATCGTGACAATGTGTACATGAACAGGTGGTGCGATAGGTGGAGATTAGATATGGATGAATTAGGTTTGTTGTATGACGTAAAGGAAAGCCGTGTGGTGTTCCCTGTCATGCATGAAGGTAAGATGGTAGATGCAACAGGTAGGTCATTATCTGGTTATCGTCTACCTAAATGGAAACGATATGGAAAAAGTGGCTTGCCTTATGCCGTAGGGTGTGGTAAAGTCGCAGTAGTTGTTGAGGACTGTGTGAGTGCAGCCGTTGTTGGTTACGGTAACTTTGTCGGGGTTGCGCTTCTTGGAACGAGTTTGCAAGAGTCGCATAAAAGGTATCTTGCACAGTTCTCAACAGCCGTAGTAGCGTTAGACCCCGATGCGTTACCTAAGACGTTAGCTATGGCAAAAGAATTACGTGGACACGTGAACGATGTTCGTGTACTACGTTTGAAAGATGACATCAAATATCGTGACCCGACAGATATGGAGAATTTAAATGGAATTATCACTGATTAGAAGTTTAATGGACAGGGAGTTTTATGAGGATCATCGTGGTTCTCGCTGCCCTGACCGATTGTTTAGTTCAGATGTACGCAAGATCAAGCAATCAATTGATGCAGCTATGGACAGGTACGAGCGTACTGTTACGCCTGATGAGATTGAGGCTCTATTCATGGCTAACAATCCTACGCTGACTACCGCACAGAAATCATCCTACACTAGCCTGTTTGGTCAGATCAAACGTGAGCAGCCGATGGGTGGAGACATAGCACAAGAAGTATTATCTAAGTTATTTCAACAGGTTATCGGTGAAGACATTGCTAACTTGGGTTTCGATTACGTGAATGGTGACAAGTCTAGTCTTGAGCCATTGCGCCAGATGCTTGAACAATACGGTGATGACTTCACACCTAACTTGAGCATTGAGTGGGATGACATAGAACTAGAGACATTGCTTGCACGTAATGACCTTGAGGCACGTTGGACATTCAACATACCTAGCTTGGTTCGTAAGGTTGAGGGTGTGAATGCTGGTCACTTGATTGAGATTGGTGCGCGGCCTAACACTGGCAAAACATCCTTTCACGCCAGCTTGATTGCTAGTCCGGGCGGCTTCGCCCATCAGGGTGCTAACTGTATTATCCTATGTAATGAGGAAGGCTATCACCGTGTCGGTGCAAGATACTTGACTGCAGCCACAGGCATGACTATGCAAGAGGTGAAAGCTAATCCAAGTAAGGCACGTGACTTGTATGCACCTGTAAAGGAACGCATCAAGGTAAAGGATGCCACAGGACGCGACATGAATTGGGTAGAGAGTGTGTGCAAGGCATATAAGCCTGACATAGTTCTATTGGACATGGGAGATAAGTTTGCTAAGACAGGCGGGTTTGCTCGTGCAGATGAAGCCCTCAAAGCCAACGCAGTTCACGCACGTATGATTGCCAAGCAGCATGAGTGTGCGGTGTTCTATATGTCTCAGCTATCTGCAGAGGCAGAAGGTAAGGTTGTGCTTAATCAATCCATGATGGAAGGCTCACGCACAGGTAAGGCTGCTGAAGCTGACTTGATGGTATTGATTGCTAAGAACCCACCAGTACAAGGACAGGATGAAGAAGATATTGAACGCCATCTTAATGTGGTAAAAAATAAGTTGACAGGCTGGCACGGTAGTGTACACTGTCAGCTTGAATATCAGACAGCGAGGTATACAGCATGAAGCTAACACTAGACGTAGAGAATACAGTCACGCATCGTGATGGTAAGATGCACCTAGACCCATTTGAGCCTACTAACTCATTGACTATGGTGGGTGTACTGACTGACCAAGGTGTTGAGCATCACTTCCCTTTTGACCATGCTGATGTACCTAGTCAAGCCGACTACCATGAGCGTGTGCAGTGGTATCTTGACCAAGCTACTGTACTCATCTGCCACAACGTGGCATATGATTTGCTATGGCTGTGGGAGTCGGGGTTCAAGTATGATGGTGCGGTGTTTGATACTATGCTTGCTGAGTATGTATTGCAGCGCGGTGTTAAAGAACCACTATCACTTGAGGCTTGTGCAGAACGCTATGAGTGTGACACAAAGAAACAGGATACCTTGAAGGAGTATTTCAAAAAGGGCTACAGTACAAGAGACATACCATACAATGAGTTGTGTGAGTATCTATCTGCTGACCTTCACGCCACGCAGCAGCTTGCTGACAAGTTGTGGTATCGTCTTAATACAGAGAAAGATGCAGGTTTACTATCTACTGTTCGATTGACCAATCGTGTAGCTAAATGCCTGACTAAGATATATCAGCGTGGCTTTGCAGTTGATCTGTCTAAGCTAGAGGAAGTGCGCGAGGAGTTTGAACAAGAGAAACAAAAACTTACTGCTGACTTGCAGCTTCATGTGCGTAAGGTAATGGGTGATACACCTATCAATCTTAACAGCCCAGAGCAATTGTCATGGGTTATTTATGGTCGCAAGGTTCTTGATAAGAGCGATTGGTCATCTATGGTTGACCCTTATATGCCCGATGACGAGTTCAGACAGATGGTTGCTACACGTACACAGAGACTGTACAGGACTAATGCAGTTCAGTGTTCCACGTGTAACGGTAGTGGCTACATACGCAAGACCAAGAAGAATGGTGATCCATTTGCAAAGCCTAGCAAGTGTCCTACTTGTGATACCGCTGGCTTCTTGTTTAATCCTACTGATGTTCAGGCTGGCTTTAAGTTCAAGCCACCTACAGCTAAGTGGGCTAGTGCCAATGGCTTTACTACAAGCAAATGCAACCTTGAGTTGCTTGAGGCAGGTGCTAAGTCTAAAGGTATGGATGATGCAGTAGACTTCTTGTATAAGGTACGAAGACTATCTGCTATTGATACCTACCTGTCATCGTTTGTTGATGGCATCAAGACATACACCAAACAAGATGGTATGCTACACGTTAGCTTACTGCAGCATCGTACAGCTACAGGTAGACTGTCAGGTGCTAATC